ATTTCGGGGATTCCTCGGCGAGGACGGCATCACCAACGCCACCGACACCGACAACACCACCATCAACGACATGGGCGGCGTGCAGGTCATCAACGAGATCAGCAGCTACGCCGAAACCTACCAGTTCATCATGATCGAGACCCGCGTCGAAAGCCTCAAGGCACGCTACGGCTCCGGCAACGTCACCGCCACCGGAGACGGCGACGCGAACACACTCACCGTCCTGCACACCATGCCCGACGGCGAATCCTGCGTCTGGGTCTTCGAGATCCTCATGACCGCCAGCCGCGTCAAGCGCATCATCATCCCCGACGCCACCATCAGCGAGGTCGGAGACATCACCTACTCCAGCACCGATGTCATCGGCTACGACGTCACCTACAGCGCCAACCCGTCCGACCTCATCGACGGTGCCACCAGCAAGGAGATCATCGCCCCGCTGTCCAAGGACGCCACCAAGGCGCTCAAGCAGGCGCTCCACGCCGCAGCCTGACCCGCGCCCCGATAAACAGCAAAGCCGACCGGAACCGCCTCCGGCCGGCTTTTTTCGACTTCCGTGAAAGGACAACCAATGACAACCAAGCCGCAGGACCACAAGCAGCCCAAGGACAAGCCCCGCAGGATCGAGGTCATGGGCGCGACCCTGACCATCGACCCGTCCATCCTCGACGACCTCGATATGGTCGAATACCTCTACGACCTCCAGCACGCCGCCGACAGCGACGACGGGGGCTTCACGATCGTGCCGTTCCTGCGCAAGCTGTGCGGCGACGACTACACGAACGTGAAGAAGGCGCTGCGCGACGACAACGGACGCATCCCCTTCGAGAAGGTCGGCGAATTCGTCCAGCAGCTCATCGAAGCACTCAACCCAAACTCCTGACGCTCGTGGAAATGATGGAGGCCGCGCCCGACGCCCTGCGGGCCGACCTCCAACGCTTCTACGGGCTCGACATGGACGAGATCGGCCACACGGTGAGGGTGCGTCGCGCCGCCGACCTCGCCGCCAACCTCCCCGAAGACGCGCTCACATGGGGGCGCATCGACGAACGCGCCACATGGGGCACCGCCAAACACCTGCTCGCCACCATCGCCGACAACACCGGCTTCATCGCATGGACGAAGACCAAAGCCGCCAAACAAGGCGAATGGCGCGGCGCGATCGAACGCCCCGGCTTCCCCAGGACCGCCAACGTCCAGAAGCTCGACCCCGACAACATGCTGCGCATCCTGCGCATGCCACGAACCTGACCGAAGGGAGCGCACATGGTCGAACTAGCACACGCCTACGTGCAGATCGTCCCATCCATGAGCGGCGTCGGCCGAGCCATACAGGACGCCTTCGGCTCAGCCGGAGACAAAGGCGGCGCACAGGCCGGCAAGAACTTCACCTCCGGCTTCTCCGCCAAGATCGGAGCCGTCGCCGGCGTCACCGCGAGCGTGTTCAACAAAGTCGCCGGCGTGGTCGCCTCCAGCCTCAACAGCGCCATCGGCCGAGCCGACCAGATGAACAACTTCCCCAAGGTCATGAAAAACCTCGGGTACTCCAGCGAGGACGCGGCGGCGAGCATCAAGAAGATCAGCGCAGCGCTCGACGGCCTGCCCACCACCAGCTCGGCCATGACCGGCATGGTGCAGCAGCTCGCCCCATTGACCTCGAACCTCGACGAGGCCACCGACATCGCGCTCGCGTTCAACAACGCCATGCTCGCCGGCGGCGCGAGCACGATCGAGCAGGAAAACGCGTTAACCCAGTACACGCAGATGCTCTCCGCCGGCAAGGTGGACATGCAGGCGTGGCGATCCATACAGGCCGCCATGCCCGGCCAGCTCAATCAGGTCGCCGAGGCCATGATGGGAGCCGGCCACAACGCCAACGACCTGTACGAGGCCATGAAGGACGGAACCTACAGTTTCGACGACTTCAACAAGACCGTCATGCGCCTCAACAAACAAGGCTTCGCCCAATACGCGAGCTTCGCCCAGCAGGCCAGGGACGCCACCCAAGGCATCGGCACGGCGTTTGAGAACGTCCGCAACCGTGTGGCCAAAGCCGTCCAGAAGGTCATCGAGGCCATCGGCGTGGAGAACATTGCCGGCGCGATCAACGACTTCAGCTCGCAGTTCGGCAAGATCGGCGACGCCGCAGCCAACATGGTCACGGGCGTCAAGAACTGGCTTGGCCAAGCCGCGCAGGCCGCCAAGCCGCTCGTCTCGATCTGGCAAGGCGACTTCGCCAAACTCGGCCTGTACCTCACCGGCCTCGGCGCGAACGTGGCCGCATTCGGCAAAAGCCTGCTCGACGTCATCACCAACGGCGGCGGCATGCAGAGCTTCCTCGTCGGCCTGAACAACGTCATCTCGGCGCTCGTCAACTGGTGGATCGCACTCACCCGCAACGTGAGCATCTTCATCGGCACACTCGCCGACACCGGCGGCGTGCAGGCATTCCTCGCCGCGCTCGGCGAACTCTGGCAAGGCCTGACCCAACTATTCCAAGGCCTACAGGACGCCGCGACCGGCCTCCTCGAAATCGGCGAAAACGGCGGCGCGGCCGCCGCCGCGGGCAAACTCGTCGGAGACGCCTTCAAGGTCGCCACCCCGATCGTCAAAGCGCTTGCCGGCACACTGCAATCGGTCGGCGAATGGGCCAGCGAACACGGCGACATCGTGCGCGCTGCCATCATCGGCATCGGCACCGCGTTCGCCGCGGTCAAGGGCTATCAGGCGCTCAACAGCGGTCTACAGGCGCTAACCGGAACCATGAACACGGTGACGACCGCCGCCAAGGGCATCAGCGACGGCATCATGCTCATGACGGACCTGGGCGGCCCGGTCGCCATGCTCAAGCAGATGGCCGGAGGGCTGAGCCTCGTCAAGACCGCACAGACCGCATGGAGCACGGCCACGAAGATGGCGACCGCCGTCATAGCCGCCAACCCCATCGGCGCGATCGTCGTCGCCGTCGCGGCCGTCGTGGCCGCGCTCGTCTGGTTCTTCACCCAGACCGAGGTAGGCCGCAAGGCATGGGCCGCGTTCACCTCATGGCTGTCCGAGACATGGGCCGCGCTCGTGGAGGGCGCCAAGGCGATATGGAACGGGCTCGGCGAATTCCTCGCCAACCTATGGGCGACGATCACCGGCGGCGTGCAATCCGCATGGAACGGCATCGCCGGCTTCTTCACGGGCCTATGGCAGACGATCAGCGGCGGCGTCACCGGCGCATGGACGTCGATCACCACGTTCCTGTCCGGCGTGTGGACCGGCATCAGCACGACCGCCACGACGATATTCAACGGGATACGCGACTTCATCGTCAACGTGTTCACCGTGATCGTCGCGCGCGCCTTGCC